AAAAGCTTCTCCAGGTTTGACGATTGACCAGTTGGGTCGTTCTCCTAAGGAGGTCCATCCGTTGACCGTTGTGTTGGAGACAGGGTTGATTGCGCCTGATGGAGTTACGTTCACTCCGCTAGCACTGTATTCAAAACCCGTCGAATAGTTCTCGCTGACAATCGTCTCAGTGACCTTGCTGGTTGTCTCTGTATGAGACGACATCGTGCCCTGCGTGAAGTTGGGAATCACAGGGACAGCGTGAGCCGCTGGAGCGGATAGCAACAGCAGTAGAGGCCACCGCATCACTTGATGGTGATTTCAGTCACGAGCTGACCGACAGCCAGAGTATTTGCTCCACCACCTGTGATGGTCATGCCCCCATCAGAGGAGATGGTTCCTGCCAAATCACCTGCAGTGCCTGAAGCCGTAGAGGTAAGGCTGCCAAAGTTGCCAACAGCGCCAGTAGTGACAGCGGACGTTGGAACGGCATCAGCCTGGCGGTAGGTCTGACTGAAGGAGAACGCATCACCTGGAACGTCTTGCGTTGCAGAGATCGTGCCGGGTGCGTAGACACCACTGGTGATTGTGCCAGCAGAGACGGTGTTGGCAGTGGTTCCGTCAGTTGTATCGATGTTGGTGCCAGAGATGCTGAAGGAGGAACCGATTCGTTCAGCGGTGGTTACGGCACCTCCGACTTGAAGTTGAACCGACGACATGATCTTGTGTTGAAGATCAGCACGGGCAGGCAATCCAGCTGCCAATGTGATGCCCAATACCAAAAGTGTGCGGGTCATTTGATGCCAGCTTTGGTGTCTTTGTTGTCAACAATAGTCGGCTTCTTATTTCCACCGCCATTGTTCTTGCGCTCGATACCAAACGAGGCCATCGCGCCAGTGAGCAGCGAGGCGACGAACGTATTGTCCATTTTCATCTGAGGGAAGATTCCCAGATATGAGGCGGTTAGCAGTGCAGCGCTCCAAGCAAGCACCAACGCTTTGACGACATCCGCCATACAGATGCCTTCTTTTTCGTGCTGCTCTTCGGGGTTGGTGGCCATAGCGCAATAGAGCTACCGTTACAGCGTAACTAGGTCAATCCAATGCTTCTAGTTCTTAAGCCTCTGGTCATGACGATGTGGCGCTCCAGAGCGTTCAAAGAGTTGATCATTGCGATGCTGGAGCGGATCGTGACTCGCACCGACAACGATTTAGATGATCTTGCGGTCAAACATCTGAAGGATTTGCTGTTGCCTGACACAAGGATTGAAAAGTAGGTGGCGTCCGGCATTATCCAAGTGACCTTGCTGCTGCTAGCCATGGGTCTTGCCCTACTGCCGTTTTTCCAGTTTTTTCGTGGCACGCCCCACCAGCTGGCTGCAATTAAACAACTTGAGGAGTCAATGCCAGCGGAACTACTGGAGGAGCACGAGGCTGATTGGTTTCAGGCGTGGAAGGAGAGTGGATATGACCAACAGATCTATATGCCGTACTTCAGGCAGCTCGACAACGAGACTGGAACGGGATACCGCGAGTGTTTCAGCTCAGCGGCTGCCATGGTGGCGGCGTATTACAAGAAGGTTCGGACGGATGATGAGTACAACAGGATCCGTGCCAAGTACGGAGACACCACGTCGGTAGAGGCTCAGCTGGCAGCGTTGCGAAGCTTGGGTCTGGAAGCTGAGTTCCGTAAGGATGGCGATGCTGACATGGTGGAGCTTGAGATCGAAGCTGGCAGGCCAGTGTTAGTTGGCTGGTTGCACGCAGGCAACATGCTTCGTGGCGAACCACCAATGTGCAGTGGCTTGGGCTGTGGCCATTGGAGCGTGATCAGCGGTTACGCAGGCAAGAACAGCAACGACCCAGAGTGGATCATGCAAGATCCTCGCGGCTACCCAGAAATGGAAAAGGGTGGCCATAGCAATCCACATCTGGGACGTAACGTCCGCGTGAGGCAGGCAGCGTTTTACCAGCGTTGGCAGGCTGAAGGCCCTGGAACTGGTTGGGTGATCTTGATTAGTGAGTGAGTTTTATTGGGTTTGGGCATTTATCAGCGCTTTTTGGACAACTGTTGTTGTGCAGTGCGCCAAGCCTGTGAATTGGGATCAGTGTTCACGAATCAACGATTGGTTGGTGCCTTGGGTAGTTGATGTGATCGACATGCATAAAAACGGTGCTTACCATTCCGAAAAGTACATATTGCAACAATCCGATGGGCTGGGCAGAGTGGATGGTCGTCAACCAGAGCCTTGAGGAGGAGCTGGAGTTGGAACGTAACGTTCGAGATGTGCAGAACTGCACCGACGAGAGCGCATTAAAAACGTTATGCGTGTCTCTGGTTCGAACCAACTGGCACCAAGCGAAGCTGCTTAAGCAAGCAGTAGGTCACATTGGTCAGTTGGATGCGTCGATGGCTTGCTCGGATTGAATGGCTTTGGAACGACGGTTCCTAGCCCTACCTTCCAGCCTTGCGTCTACAGCGTCTTGCCACTTTTGCTTGTCATTGACAAGAGCATCGCAATAGGCTGACTCGTCAGTGTTTTCGGCAAGATAGTTGTAGACCAGTTGGCGAATCAAAGCTGAAGGTTTCATGCCTTGGGCATCAGCCTCTTTCATAAAGAGTTCGCCACGAAAAGGCTCAAGTAAAACTTGGATATAAACCCGATTGCCGTGCTTCGTCGCCATCGGCGTTAAAATACTAAACGAATGTTACCATGTTATCGAGTCGTCAACCTTTTTCTTCCACGCAGTTGCTTGAGCAGAACGTGCATTGGAACGTTGACGACTAGAGCCTCGTCTAACTTCTCTAGCTCCTTCTAAGAACATTGCGGCCCGTTGAAGGTCAGCTGTTGTCGATAGCTGAATCGCTTTGTTGAGACGCTCCATAACGATCTGACGCCCCGATTTGGGCTGCGGCATGACCCATCGCTCCAGCAAGCGTTTGGTGGAACGTTAGCGTGTAAGACTCAGTTAGCACAATCCACTCTTTATCGTGCCGAAAAATTTGCACGTTCATTTGTCACTGTTAAACAAATAATACAGTCTTTTGAATTCGTGGATTGGTGTTGCTGTAAGGATGCTGACTTCGACGTTGCAAGACAGCGCGTTGATAACTTGGCGCTCCATGTAATCCATGTTGGATTCATAGGTGACTTGCTCAACAGCAAGCGGCTTGTCGTCCATGTCGAAGGACGTAAAGCGGGTAATTGCTAACGGACAGTGTTCATCAGAGATTTGACAATAGTGAAGCTGAACATTTTTAGTCGCCATCTCTGGAGCTGAAGAGTTCGTTGAAGACTGTGGCAACAAGGCTTTCAGCCTGCTGCCTATCCAAACCATAGCTGGAGCGACGACGCACCTTTGTAACAGCTTTATGAAAATCACTGGTTGTGAGCCCTAGGTGATTGGGTGGTTGAGAGAGGCGTTCACGAATCAATTCTGATCTGTGAACACCTTTTTCTTTAGCTTCGATGGAGAGCCGATCGACAAGCTCTTCAGGAAGGTAGGTTTTGATTTCTTTCATGGCAAGATGTTACTTACGTCTCTTAGGTTTTTTCCTTTTTTGAGACGGTTTGACACGCGGTTTGTTTGGTTTGGACTGTAGGCGAGCAATGGTCTCGTGATAGCCAGGAGGTTCTGGGACGTTGCCTCGTTTCAAAATCTCAGTCCAGTTCATTCCTCACGCGCGTATAGATGTCCAGGGTGTCCAGGGCGCTCTAAAACGTAGTGATCGCAACGGATCTGACCCTGGACACAGGGGGTGGACAGGTTAGATGTGTCCAGCCTCTTCGCCCGACAGCTCAATCTCAACCGCTCCATCAAACAGACCCTGGACACCTTTGACTTGTCCAGGGGTAGTGTCCACACCCAGATTCCGCTCCATGACTGGTTTTGTTGGAACGGTGGACACTTCCTTCAACTCTCCGCGTGCGAGAACTGCTGTCCAATTCTTAGCTTGAGATCCTTTTGGAGCGTCTGAGACGATCAAACCCCGTTTTTCGAGTCTTTGGAGCGATTTGTGGATCGCAGCAGGCTTGCCGTCGATTAGCGCATCACAGACCAGATCGTCTTTGGTGCGGGGCTCGGGGTAGACGACGCGGAGCTTTTGAAGGACACGATCGGTGACAGAAGCCGGAGAGGTGTTGGTTTCGTCCACCTCAGGCGTGAAGTCAGAGATGGTGAAGCTGAGGTCGTCTTGCATCTGCATGACGAGCTGAGTGCCCATCCGTCCAGAACGTGACTTCTCAATGGTGATGAGGCGGCTATGAGCGCCTACAACGCCACGTTCTTCGTCAGTGGGCTTACGGAGCGCCCAGGTCTCGTCAACGGCATCACGGATGGCTGAGGTGCCTCTGAAGCCACCATTCTTGTTGGCGTGGTGAACGATGAGGATGGTGGCCTTGGGGAAGAGGACACCGTTGTTCTTGGTCAGCCAGTAGAGCGGAGTGGCGAAGTCGGACTTGTTCTCGTCAAAGGCTCGACCACCGGAGCAACCAATCAGCGAGTCGATGACCACCAGCTTGGGCTGATGCTTTTTCATCAGCTTGATGAACTGGGCATAGCGCTGAAGCTGCCAGTCCGTCTGAATCATGCTGTCTTTGGTGATGGGGAAGTCCACCTCTTGCAGCTGTTCCTTGAGCTGAACCAGAGGCTGATCACCATTCAGCAGGACAACAGGACCCTTTTGCACTGGAACGTGGTTGCCACGGACGACAAAAGGCTTGCCAGTTGCGATGTGCTTAGCGAGAGCCCAGGCAGACATCGACTTACCGTCACCACCAGCGCCGTAAATCAGAACAACAGAAGGGTGAGGCAGTACATCGGGAATCAGGTACTCGCGCTCGGTTTCGGTTTCCATCAACTCCTGAATGCTCATGATGTCCTTGGCTTCTTCAAATGAAAGCTGGTCAACGATCAGCTTTTCGAGAGCAGTTTGATCGCGGTAGCCAGCCTGAAGAGCAAGGGTGTTGAGCTTGTAGTTGACCTCAGCGGGGTTGTCGAGTTCAAGGATCTTTTTGGCGCGGCGGATGACTTCATCGAAATCAAGAGTTGCCTGCCGGATCTCAGTTACAACTTTGGCTTCTGCGGATTGAACGATCTTCTTAGTGTCTTCTGAAAATCGTTTCCGATCTGGATCCTCCCGGTCTGCCAACCAGATGAGGCTGCCGAGGCCAACACCATTGCCTTTGAAGGAATACCAGACCTCTTCGCAGGGGTTGGAGTCCTCCCATTCAGAGGCGTAATCAGGATCTTCACAGGACCAAGAAGCCCACAGGTGAAGACCCATATCGGTGGGCAGTGCGGAATGGATAGCCATCCCGATCTTCACCCAGTGATCACGAGTGCCCTTTCCTTGGGGCGAGATCACTGACAGACATTCAAAGATGATCTGCTGGATCTCGTCTTGCGTGCGATCAGTGAAGTCCAGATCTTTTTTGTTGATGGTGCGGGGAGGCTGTTTCATCTCCGCCAACAACCAGTCTGGAGCCGTAGGAATGTCAGCGAGATCGCCGTCTAACAGATATTGACCAGGCTTAGAAACTTTGCCGCCGGGGTAAGCACCAAAAACAACGCCTTGGCGTCCCCAGAGGATCTCGTAGTCTCCACCGTCTTCCTTACGGAGTCCATGACCCTTTACGTCGGCCCACAGTTCTTCAGGGACACGGAAGAGGTACTTGGCTGCGTTGGCCTTGGTGGAAGTAATTATTGGAGCGCCATCGAGCGAGGAACCCCAAGCCTTCAGGTATTTGG